GCAGGTAATTGCTAAGGTTGTTCCTGACGGAGTATTCATCGATGCAGATGGTCTTAACGAGGTAGACCTTGGGACAGGAGCTGCATACAATCCGGAGGATGCATTAAGGCTATACTTCCAAACAGGTTCTGTTATTGGTAGGTCTTATACTCAAGACGGAGAGTTTAACAACGCAAGAGTTCCAATTCAACAACTTACATCTAGCTCAGGAGCTAGTAAATTACAAATGCTTACAGGAAGTTATAATCATTACTTAGATATGATTAGAGCTGTAACAGGATTGAATGAAGCTAGAGATGGTTCTACTCCAGATTCAAATGCTTTAGTAGGAGTTCAGAAGCTAGCAGCTTTAAATTCAAACACAGCAACAAGACATATTCTTGAAGGAGGTTTATACTTATATAAATCTTTAGCTCAAGCATTAACTTATAGAGTTGCTGATATTTTAGAATACTCAGACTTCAAGGAAGACTTTATAAATAAGATAGGGAAGTATAATGTAAATATATTAGGGGAGATTTCTGATTTGTACATTTATGACTTTGGTATTTTTGTTGAAATTTCTCCTGATGAAGAACAAAGACAACAATTAGAACAAAATATTCAGATAGCATTATCTAAAGGAGATATTAATCTTGAGGACGCTATTGATATTAGAGAATTAAGAAATCTCAAGTTAGCTAATCAGCTTCTAAAAATGAAGCGTATTAAGAAGCAAGACAGAGAGGAAAAGATGCAGATTCAACAACAGTCTATGGTTGCTGCTCAACAACAACAGTCTCAGCAAATTGCTGCTCAATCAGCTATGCAGAAGATACAAGCTGAAACTCAAGGGAAAATACAAGTTAAACAAGCTGAAACTGCTTTTGACATTGAAAAGCTTAAAAACGAAGCTTCCTTGAAAGTGGAGCTAATGGATAAAGAGTTCTCTTTACAGATGCAGCTTAAGGGAGTAGAAGTTAATGCTGTAAAAGATAAAGAGGTTATGAAGGAGGATGCTAAATCCCAAAGAATAAGCCAACAGAGTACACAACAATCAAAATTAATCGAGCAAAGAAAAAATAATTTACCACCTGTCAATTTTGAATCTAACGAAGACAGCCTTGATGGCTTCGACTTCGCTGAGTTCAATCCTAGATAGTTATAATAAAATTTATGTATCTTTGCAAATAAAATCAAATAACAATGGAAATTAAAGTAAGAGAAGTAAAGCCTATAGAAACAAAGTCAATGCAAGAAGTTGAAAATGAACTATTGGAAAAGCACGAGGACCAGTTTGTAGACAGCGAGACTACCGAGGCAAAAGTCGAAGTAGAAACTGAAGTAGAAACTGAAGTAAATAATGAAGTAGCGACTGAAGAAGAGAAATCTCCTTCTGCTGAATTAAGAGAGGAGGATATTCTTTCATTTATTAAGAATAAATACGGAAGAGAGTTATCTTCATTGGATGAGATTAACGCAGCTAAAGAAGAAGCTGAAGAACTTCCAGACGATGTAGCTGCTTACTATAAGTATAAAAAAGAAACAGGAAGAGGTCTTGATGACTTTGTTAAATTAAACAGAGACATTGATTCTGTTAGTGATGATAAATTACTAAAGGATTATCTTCTGTCTACCGAAGAAGGTTTAGACGAAGACGATATCGATTCATTGATGGAAGACTTTGATTATGACGAAGATTATGATGAAGAGTCAGACATCAAGAAAATAAAAATTAAAAAGAAAAAAATTGTTGCTAAAGCTAAGAAATTTTTCAACGAGCAAAAAGAAAAATATAAAGTTCCTCTTGAGTCAAGCGGATCTTCTAATTCTTTAAGTGAAGATGAAGGGTATCAAGAGTACAAGCAATATGTAGAGTCAGCGAAGACTACACAGGAGGAGAATCAGCGTAAGTCTGAGTGGTTTTCACAAAAGACTGATGAGGTGTTTTCTAATGAGTTCAAAGGTTTTGAGTTTAAATTAGATGATAATTCAGTTGTTTTTAATCCCGGAGATGCTGCAGAACTAAAAAAAATACAGTCTAATCCAGAGAACTTTATTAAAAAGTTTTTGGATGAAAATGGAATGGTTAGTAATGCTAGAGGATACCACAAGTCGTTAGCTGTCGCGATGAATCCTGAGAAGTTTGCCCAGTTCTTTTATGATCAAGGCAAGTCGACTGCAAAGGATGGAATGATGAAGACAATGAAAAACATTAACATGTCTGAACGTACCACCGGAGAAGTCAGTTCAAAAGGAGGAACACAGGTAAGGTCTTTAAGTAACGACTCGGGTCGTGGATTAAAGATTAGGAGTAAAAAATAAACATTAACAAAAAACAAAAACAAAAATTATGTCAGTACAAGCGTCACCAGGGTTTAACTTGCAGCCAAGTGCAGAGCAAGTTGCCCTATCAACAAACTACATTACTAACTTCAATTTCTTGAATCAGTATCTTCCAGATACTTACGAGAAAGAATTCGAAAGATATGGTAATAGATCAGTATCTTCATTCTTAAGAATGGTAGGAGCTGAAATGCCTTCTAACTCAGACCTTATCAAATGGGCAGAGCAAGGAAGACTACACACAAAATATGTAAACTGTACAACTACAGTGATAACGACACAAGATACAGCTGTATTTACAATTAACGATACTTTAGTACCTGGTACTGGAGGTATTGCTGTAAGAGTTGGACAAACAATCATGTTGTCGCCTAAAACTATCGTAGGTACAGTTGCTACAGTAAACAAAGCAATCGTAACTTCTGTTAATACTGCTACAGGTGTTATCGAGGTGGCTTTCTACGAAGCAAGTGGTATGACAAATGATAACGTAGGAAACATTTACGAAATGTTCATCTACGGTTCTGAATTCAAAAAAGGAACTACAGGAATGGTAGGTTCTTTAGAAGCAGATGATGAAATCTTCGAAAACTCTCCAATTATCTTAAAAGATAAGTATGCAGTATCAGGTTCTGATATGGCTCAAATTGGATGGATTGAAGTAACTACTGAAAACGGAGCTTCAGGATACTACTGGTACATGAAGTCTGAGCACGAAACTCGTTTGAGATTCGATGATTACTTAGAGACAGCAATGATTGAAGCTGTTCCTGCTGCGACTGGTTCAGGGGCTGCTGCAGCTACAGGTAACGTAGGAAACAAAGGTTCTGAAGGTGTATTCTACACTGTAGGTAACAGAGGAAACGTGTGGGCAGGAACTAATCCAGCTGCATTATCTGATTGGGATACTATCGTACAAAGATTAGACAAGCAAGGTTCTATTGAAGAGAATGTATTATTCTTAGATAGAGCATTTGGTTTTGCTATCGATGATATGTTAGCTGGTCAGAACTCTTACGGTACAAATGGTACTTCTTACGGTCTTTTCGATAATGACAAGGACATGGCTCTTAACTTAGGATTCACAGGATTCAGAAGAGGGTATGATTTCTACAAGTCAGATTGGAAATACTTGAATGACCCAACAATGAGAGGTGGATTAACAAATGGTAAAGTCAACGGACTATTAGTTCCTGCAGGTTCTACTACTGTTTATGACCAAATCTTAGGAAAAAATGCTAAGAGACCATTCTTACACGTTAGATACAGAGCTTCTGAAACTGAAGACAGACGTTACAAGACATGGATGACAGGTTCAGCAGGTGGTGCTTCAAATAGCGATTTAGATGCTATGGAAGTAAACTTCTTGTCTGAAAGAGCTGTATGTACACTAGGTGCAAACAACTTCTTCTTGTTCAAACAAGCATAAGTTTAAAACTAAAGGTAGGGGTCGCAATTTGCGACCTCTATTTTTTTATTATAAATCAAATAAAAATTATATCAAATGAAAAACAAAAAAACACCAAAGGATAAAGTATACAGATTATTGGCTGATGCAGCCCCATTATCATTAATGATTTCTACAAGAGGTTCTTCAAGACAACCATTATTATGGTATGACGAAGAAAAGAATGAGAATAGACCTTTAAGATATGCTAGAAATCAAAAATCACCATTTGAAGATGAGCAGGATGGAAATGCAATACTTGAGCCTATTATTTTTGAGGATGGTCTTTTGATGGTTCAAAAAACTAATCCTGTATTACAAGAATTTTTAGAGTATCATCCTGGAAATGGAGTTACTTATGAAGAAGCTGATGAAGAACAAGATGCTTCAGAAGTAGTTGAAAGACTTAA